CACGACTGCTGGAACGAGCTCAACAAGTTCATCCACGATGTCCTTCCCGACCCCGAGGTGAGGACCTACTTCCTTGCGTGCCTGTCCACGACTCTGTCGGGAGCTAACGAGTCGCAGAAGTTCCACATTCTGACAGGCAATGGTTCGAATGGTAAGTCCATGCTCATGAACTTGATGATGAAGGCGCTGGGCGATTACGCGACCAAGGCCTCGGTGACGATGTTGACGCAGGGCCGCGGCAAGACGGGCTCTGCAAATCCCGATTTGATGAGGCTGAAGGGAAAGCGCTTTGCGACCATGTCCGAGCCCGACGAGGGCGCGTCGTTCAACAGCGGGTACCTCAAGGAGCTGACCTCTTCGGAGCCCGTGATCTGCCGCGATCTGTACGCGGGGTCCAAGCAGATGGTGGAGTTTGTTCCGCAGTTCCGCTTCTTCTTCTCTTGCAACGACAAGCCCGTGATCAACACCACGGACGGTGGTACCTGGCGTCGTCTGGTGGTCGTGGACTACCCGAACAAGTTCGTGGTGAACCCCGTGAAGTCCCACGAGAAGCTGATGGACGAGTCGATCCAGGCCAAGGTGGTGTCCCCCGAGTGGGCCGCGTGCTTCCTGTCTTATCTGGTGCATGTGTTCAAGGAGGGCAATGGCCACCGCAAGCTGACTCCGCCTGCAAAGGTCATGGCCTATACGAGTGACTACAAGGAGGACAATGACGCGATCGCCAAGTTCCTCCGTGAGAAGGTCCACGCAGCACAGCCGCTCGCCGAGGGCGAGGAGCGTGGCACCGTTACATGGACTGCGGTTCAGATTATGTTCAACGAGTGGAAGCGGACCAACGATGTCCAGCGCTTTGGCGTGGGTGCGTCGGGTGCCGAGCTGAAGAAGCGGCTCGAGGCGAGCCATGGCAAGATCCCTAGTGGCGGGTGGACCTCCTTCCGACTCGGCGACGCTTAGACTTGGACTTCTTGCGGTAGGTGCGACGACGGCCACCAGCCGCTGCAGCAGCGGCAGGCGCAGATGTGGTAGTTGTCGACGACTGCCAAAACCACTTTCGTTCGGGGTCGTACAACTTAGGAAGAGACCATGCAGTTGAAGCAGGTGCAGCAGCAGGTGTTTCACTCATTGTGAGTTACCTCGTTTTTATTCGTCGCCGCCGCCTTGGCGCCGAGCGCCGATGCGGCTCAGAACATACGTGCGCAGGAGGCCGATGGTGAACACGACAATCACGAAGGACACGACGAGGTTGATGAGGTCCACCAGCGCCTGTCCGACCTTGAGGTTCGTCGACCCGAACTTCACGGTGAAGGCAGAGACACCCTTCTCCGCGGAAACCGCGGGGGCCAGGAGCGGCATGATGATGCCGTCAGTCAGAGACCCGAAGAACTTGGACACCACACTGCCAAGGTAGAAGGCCGCTGTGAGGATGATGATGTCGCGTGTGTCGAGCATTTTGTTTTCAGGTTCACATTCTTTTTGGGGAAGTGTATAATGAAGATCCGCAACGCCGCGTTGGATCGGTTGGCAGGTGGTTGTACATCCTTACTTGCGTTCGACTGCGAGTTCTGGCACAAGGGGGCGGCCTTCCTGCCCCGTGAAGTGGGTGGGTACCACTTGACTCGCACTGGAGATGCATGGACGCGCACACCGCCCTTCTTTGCCGTCCTGCCCGCGCCCGCTGGGCAGTTGAACCGCGTGTCGTCCAAGTTCTCCACGACGACACCTGCGACTGCCGAGCTTCTCGATATTCTGGAGGAGACGGAACGGTCGGCGCCCGAGTTCTTGGGAAACAATGACATTGTGAAGGAGTACTTTGCAGACCCCAAGGTCAAGCCTCACTTGAAGCCCGCGTCGTGGCTCAAGGGATTCGTCAAGCTGGTCGGCGAGTCTGTCGTGGTGGTGAAGGGAGACATGGACCTGAAAGCATTGAAGTCTGCCTGCAAGATTCACGGCTTTGCGTTTCATCCGCCGCTGGGTATCGTGGACATTGCCACCCACAACCCCGAGTTCAACAAGCGATGCAAGACGGCCAAGTTGGAAGGTGCCTACGACTGCATCAAGAAGGAGCTGGATGCTGGGCTGAAGAAGGCATTCCCTGTCGGTAAGGCCCACGACCCCGTATCCGATGCAGCAATGACCCTCCAGATCGCCGCGTGGATCGCTACGAAAGATGTTCGCTAGACACAATGGATACTCGCTTCTGGGGGCCGAGTGGGTGGGAACTGTTCCACCTGATTGCCTTTCGCTCTCCCCATCCCGACGATGTCTTGAACATCATGAAGGATGTACTCCCCTGCAAGTACTGCCGTGCCAGCACCACGAAGTTCGTCCACGCTCACCCTCTGCGTGGAGACCCTGGCAAGTGGCTGTATGAGATTCACAACATGGTGAATAACAAACTCCGCACTCAGTGTGCCGATGACCCGACGGTGGTGAACCCTGGTGAGGACCCAGAGTTTGCTGCTGTCAAGGCCAAGTACATGGCCATGAAGCCCACCAAGGTCCCAGGCCGCGACTTCCTGATGTCCGTCGCCTACGTGTATCCGACCAAACCCGAGGAAACGGACATGGCCCTGCAGCGGACTTTTATGCACGCTCTGGCCAAGGCATATCCGTTCGAAGAGCTGCGCAAGGTGTTCAGCGACTACGTAGACTCCCACGAACCCGCCTTGGAGTCCCAGCGTGCCTACACAAAGTGGATGCACGGGTTGTTGAAGGCATTGTCCTCAAAAACGGGTTCGCACATTCCTACCTACCGAGGTTATTCACACCATGTGGCTTACTACAAAAGTGGCTGTTCAAAGAAATCCTACCATGGGAAGACCTGCAGAAAGATGCGAGGAGGAGGGTACACCAAACAACGAGACCACCAACGGACTCATCGGATTTCCCACCGAGAACTACTTGGCTAAACAGAGGCACGAACATGTGCCGCTGTGTATGCAAGTGTACATGTTGGGTTGGTTCTGTGTTGGAGTCTACGCAATGATCAAGCTGCTTACATCATTCCCATGAAGCCCTTGCGCGACTTGCGGTGGCCACGGTGGGCGCGGCGAGTCTTCTTCGCGGCAGGGCCAGCGGATGCCGACTTCTTGTAGGTCAGCTTCGCCGCCTTGATGACCTGCGACAGGCCCATGCCCTTCTTGTAGGTGCCCTTGCGCTTCATCTCCGCCATCGTCTGCTTCACGTGAGAGAGCCACTTGTTCGCCATTTTGTTAGTTCAGCAAGAAAATCAAACGCGCTCGATGAATCCAGATCCTGTGCCTGCAAGGTTCCACTGGCAACCCGACGCAATGATCTCATTGTCGCCCGCGTAGACATTTTTCGACTTGTCCGTTACCACCAAGACCAGGTGGTGTGCCGCAAACTGCCTCAGCTCCTCGGGCTCGCGAGGGTGGAGGGCGCGCGCATAGTCCAGTCGCCGCAGACCCGAGTCGCCCCACGACAGAGTCACCAGCGATTCCAAATCAGACCCACGCGTCTCGGGGCCTGACACAATAATCAACTTGTTCGCCAGGGAGTCCAGCGGGACATCGGCTAGATCGGGCGTGGGCGGCACGAGGTGGCGATGGACAGTCTCGCGCAGAGACTTGGCCACTGCATTCAGGGTCACCGTGGTATCCGTGCGAAAGACCAGGGACAGAATGAACGGATCCTTGTTGCCGAAGGCCTTGTTCAGTAGAGTAACACACACGGGCTCAAACGGCTGCTCCGAAGGCAGAATCACGGGGCGGTCCTGCATATCGGATCCGATGTGGAGCTCGAGCAGGCGCTTGCCACTCGACAGGGCCTCCTCCACATTGGTTGTTCCAGCCACGTAGTAATCGGCTATGCGTTTCCGCTGCGTGTTCTCAGGAGTCGGGAACTCGGCACCGACCTCACGCGAAATCAAGAACCCTGCGAGGGCAATGGCTCCAATACCCAAAAGAACTTCCATTGTGTAGTCCGACGACTACTTTTCGGGCATTCTGAACAGCAGGTTGCGGAACGCGTTCATCTCGTCGTCGGGAATACGATGGTCCATCGGGAGGTTCATGAGGCAGGCGTAGTGAAAGTAGATGCAGTACATTCCACACTCGGAATCCTTCTGCTGGTGGCGAATGGTATTGTAGGAGAGGTGCATCGAGGACTGGCCAGACACTGCATCCCACTGGCATTGCCACCGTGTCATCAACTCCACAATCTGCGGCTCGGGGTGCTGGGCGTACGAATCAAAGTAGGTCATGCGAGGGTAGGCCAAGTCGGGCCGAATGTCGACAAAGGCCGCAATCCAGTGCTCACCAGGCCCGTCCGAGGTGTCCGTGTTGAAGACGATTCCGATGCGCGTCTTACCCTTCTTGGCCAGCTTGTCGATCCGCATGGAGCACAGAGCACTCACCAGGCACTCCGACAGCTCAGACTTCTTGTCAAAGTCGATGGGCACGCAGCCCACAAAGTAGTAGCCGTCAAAGAGTCGAGTGTACTGCTTCTCGACCATCTCAATGTCATCGCTCGACAGCCAGTCCGTCCGCTTGGCGGCCCAGTCCGCAGGAGCGTCCGGGGGCTCCATCAAGGATGTGACAATGCAGGACGGCGTGCCCTCTGCGCACTTGGAGTGGAGCCGCTGCTTCAGCTCTGCCCACATCTTGGTCGGAGAATCCTTTGCCATGGGCTTTTCTTTGGGGTGTTCCTTGTTGTAGACCTCGCGGAGACGATCAATCTCCTTGGCATCGAACAGCAGCATGCCCTCTTGTTGAAAACGAACAGATGTTTTTAAGGAGATGGAGCAAACCATGGAGGACCTCAAGCCCGTTCTTAGCAAGTACATCCAGACCACCAAGCGCCTCGCGGAGATGAATGCCGAGATTGCCGAGGTTCGCGATCGCAAGCGAACACTGGAACTGGATTTGGCTGCGGTCTACGCGAACAATGTGCTGCCCGACAAGATTGAGCTGAAGGAGTCCAAGATGACCTTTGCGGTCAAGCGCCCGAACCAGTGGAAGCGGGGCTGGACGCTGTCGAAGAAGACACTGGACACGTACCTGCGTGACATCCTAGGCGAGCGTGGCCAGGAGGTCATGAAGGAGATTATCCGCCGTCACGAGCCGACGCTCACGGAGGATGACTTTGGGTTCGAGCTGAAGTCGATTGGGTCTTCGGGGTCGGCCTCGGGAGGCGAGTGAAATGGCCTCCTGCGAATCGCATGCCCGCAGAAGGAAAGCACGCAGCACGCGGCGAGTGCGGAAATACACATGACAGTAAATGCACCTTCTTTTTCGTTCATTGATGTATCCTTTGCAACTGGGTATAAGCGGGTTTCTGCGTCTTGAGGGTCTCTTCCATCTCACGAAGGAGATTGGACAGTTCGGTTAGATGGCGTTGGGCTTGTTTAGCGTTTTCTTGGGGTAAGAATCCATACTGCATTCGGGTTACTGCACACGACAAGGTTTGCTGAGTCTGAAGCACGCGGTGGGCCAGCGTGCACAGATGCTTCACCATTAACGTGATGTATGAGTATCACCGAGAAAATATCTTTAAACTCCGTCGTCCTCCCTCTGGGTAAAGTACTCGCGCAACTTGGCGTCCACGGCCTTGTCGTTCAGCTCGAAGACCCCGTCCCAGTTTGGACGCACAATACGCTGGACATCGGCGATTCCGTCCAGGATGGCATGGCGATCCACATACTGGCGGTTCTTGTGCGTTCCATGCCACAGGTGGTACACTTTGCCTGGCGCACACCCCATGGTGGGCCTTGGCATTCTGCGGTAGTCGGCGAAGGAACGAACGAATGCGGGTTTGAGATAGCCCTTGGGAAACTCGACGCCCAACCAGGCCGCTGTGCTCAGCGTGTCGCCGCTTCCCGTGATGGCGTACTCGTAGAACCCGTACCTGCGGAACCACGACCGCTTGAAGCCCCATGCGAACCCCGGGTGGTAGGTATGGTTGTAGGTCTTGTCCCGATTCATGTACACGACGCTCGAGCGCTCCAGCGTTGGCTTGGTGTAGGTGATGTCGAGCCACACGGCCGAGGAAAAGGGCTGGACCACATCGTGCTTGGCCAGCTGCTTGGAGGTGTCTGCGTACCAGGTTCGGCTCGTGAAGACCAGGTCGGCATCCAGAAACACCACCTTGGAGAAGCGCCACGGGATCCGACGCTCCAGCAAACGGCAGAGCTGTTCCTTGTTGAACATGATGGTCTTGGCACTGACATGGACTGCATCCGTGATTTCGGGTGCAGCGTTTCCATAGGTCAGCTCCAGTGTGTAGTACGGCAGCTTGGCCCGCTTCAGCTTCTCCACCATGTACAGATAGTTCATGAGCATGCGCTTGGACTTGGCAGGGTTGAAGAACACCAGTCCAATGGCCATGTCGCAGTATAAGGGGGTGTCGTAGGTGCAGGTGGCTACATCTACGACAGTCTGTGTTTTCGGTGGCTCCTCAGGGATGCCAGGTCCAAGGTTATACGCAAAGGATTGAGCTTGCCCCATTACTGCTTACGGCGAGAGGTTTTGCGGCGGGGCTGGCGACGGCGCGTACGACGACCACCAGTGGGTGTGGGCTTTACGCCGCTGGGACCACCACCACGGACACGACGCTTACGGCCTCCATTACCAGGACATTTTGGGCCACCATCTGGTGTGTCTATTCCTTTGTCTCCAGTTCCCCATTCAAACCTTCCGTCTGTATGTGTCCACGCTTTCACGCCGTCGCCCTCTGGTTCAGACGATGTCCAGCAGGCCGCTGGCTCTGGCGCCTTCGTCGGCGGCAGGAGCGCCTTTCGAGGCGGTGGGGCCTTTTGGTTGACATTGTTCGGCCGCGCAGGCTCGGGGGCTGCCTCGGGTGTTTTCACAATGGCCGCAGCGGCCGCCTTGTTTGCTTCTGGTGTGTCCTCAGTTGGGTTTGGGTGAGCTTCGGGAGTTGCGGCGGCGGCTGTAGCGGCCAGCGCCATCGCGGTCGGCAGATCCTGCGGGCTGATATTGACGACTGGGAATTCTGGAAAAGAATGTATTTCTTGTACCATTACACTGCTATTAGCCTCACCCCAGTTCGCGTCACCATATACATCTTGTATTGCGGAAATTCCTTTGGCAAGCGCTTCGTCGTATGCCTTCTGGAGAGGGAGAAGCGCCTGTGCTGCATCGACGAGTGACTCCTGAATAGAAGAATCTTTGTTTTGTCTTTCCTTCTCTGCAGCCGCCTTTTCTTCTGCAGTAGCACTTCCTCCTCCCCTCATCATATTGCACCCAGAAATCCCACTAAACACGCCACTCGAGGCGCTAAAATCAGATCCGATAAATGCTCCACCCCCGAAGAATGTCGCTAATTCGAGCAAAAACACTGCGCCTCCGAGGGCAAGAACTGTGCTTCCGCACAAAACCGTGCCTACGAATAGTCCAGTTTGTGCAACAACTTTGCCTGCCACGCCCAGAGTAGTCATCGCCCCAGCAGTTGCCCCAGATAGAATCGCAGCTTTCATCCTGGGGTCTTGTACGCCATTGAGTTCTGCCTTCACATGTCGTCCTTCCAGTACTTCCTTGTCTGAGAGCGCCTTATATGCTTTTACAACGTCTTCCCACGCACCTTTTACCGTGACTTTATTGAGATCGCGATAGTCGGGGGTGGCTTGACGACGAACCAGGGGATACTCCTCGAGCGTCAGCGGACGTTTCCCAACCGAGCGTATAGTACTTCCCAAGTACTCCGTCAGGATCTTCTTATATTGAGACGGTTGGGTCGAGATCTTCTTTCTCAGTGATACGATGCCTAGGAGACCTCCTCGAAGTGTCTTTCCCTTTCGAGTCCTTGCCATTACACCCTCTACACCAAAAAAACGCAGTCCAGCCTTTAGTACTTGCGACGGGAGGTCTTGCGGCTGCGACGGGACTTGCGAGTCCGACGACCACGGGTCTTGCGACGACGACGGCCGCCCAACGACGCTAGATCCTCACTGTGCTCTTCCTTCAGCGCGTTTATTTGCTTCCCAATTTCCGCAACTTCGTCGTTGGATGTTATGTCCACCCCCTGAACCGACCGTGTCGGCGGACGAGCCTTGAGCTCCTCTTGTTTCGCCGTAAGCCTGGCCAACTCCTCTTCGTAGGCAGCTACGACCTTCGCGCGCTCGGCATTCTTCGCGGTAACTGCGGGGTCCTCGATACCTCGCCGTTTGGCGCTCAGTGTGGTTTGGGCTGCGGTTTTCGCAGCCATTCGCGCCACGGCCTCGGCAGAGGGTCCGCCGAAGAAAGACATTTACATTCCCCCAACAAAAAACGAATCCGTCGCAATGAAATGTAGCCAAGGCACATGTACTCGCCCTACAACCCAGGCAACCGCGCATTCACCGAGTCCGATATCCACCGTATCCTCCATCGCCATGGTCTTCCCCATTATCGTGTGACGCATCGCAAGGTGTTTCAGACGGCAATGGTCCATACGACCTATGTGCGCCGATCCGAGTACACCACGCCCGATGGACAACCTGCCGAGTTGGCACCCTGTCCCCACGGTGTGATGCCACTGCAGGACGAGAGCTACGAGTGTCTGGAGTTCGAGGGCGATTCGGTGTTGGGTGTGTGTATCGCCACGTATCTGCGGAGACGCTACCCCGAGAAGAAGCAGGGGTTCTTGACGGATGCCCGCAAGGAGTTGGTGAACAATGAGCGGTTGGGTGAATTGTCCAAGACCATGGGCCTGAACCGATTCTACGTGATTTCCCGTCACAACGAGGATTCAGTGGCCATTGATGGCCGCAACAATGCCAAGAAGTTGGGGGATATCTTTGAGGCGTTCCTCGGGGCCTTGTGGACAGACTGCGGCAATCGGTTTGCCGTAGTCTATGCATTTGTAACCACCGTCATGGAGACGTACCTGGACATTGATGAGATTGTCAACTCCGCCACGAACTTCAAGGACCTGTTCCAGAAGTACTGTCAGCGTGAGTTCCGATGCACACCTGTATACGAGATGCGGTCAAATGACCCCAAGAAGAACCAAATCGAGGTGGCCGTGCTGGTGGGGGGCAAGGTGTATGGGGTCGGTGTTGGCTCAACCCGCAAGAAGGCGGAGCAGGTGGCGTGTCGTGAGGCACTCACAAAAGTTGGGGAAGCCCCTTGCGCCTAGGTGTGCGATGACCTCCCGACGGTAGATTGAGCCCACCAGGCCCAGTTCTAGGGCCGCCACGAACCGCAGTGTAATATTTCGCTTTCGCCACCTCCAATGCTTTCTTTTCATCAACGGTGGGAACGCGACGCAAAGCTCTGATACCCGCCTCTGCCTCCTCCCACTTCACTTTGGCCCGAGCAACGGCCATCTCAACGGCTTCTCTTTTATTTTCCCTAACCTTCTCCCGACGGAGCGGTCCCGAGGCGGCGGGCCCCGATGCTTGCCAGACGCCCCAAAATGCTTCGTCTCTCCTCATATTCGCTACCATCGCCACTCGCCGCTCCACTGATATGCGTTTCAGCTCGGCTTCCAAAGGACTAGAAAGGATAGTTGTTGGCCACGCCAGCGGCATCAAGACCGCCTTTAGCGCTTCAACGGCAGATTCACGGTTATCTTTCGTGTCTCCGTTTACTTTCAGCGCCTCAACACACGAAGCCACGGCGCGCGCGGCGGCGGCTTTCTGGGCGTCAGGCAACAATCCGCAGGTAACCTCAAGCAGTGATAGAACCGAAAGCATGTCGTATATCTTGAAATACATTGCAAAGGTCATCTTACCTAAGCGTCGTTCTCTGAACGTGTCCACGACATGCTGGTTCTGCATAAGGCTCATACCGCCCCCCTCTTCCTCTTTTATGCGTGCAATGAAATTCGCAAGAGGGTCTCCCTCTGTGTTTTTCGTGACAAGCCTGTCGTAATCGAATGTAACTCCTTTACCGTTATATAACGCCATATTGCTATCGTGCAGGTCAGTTATTACGAAGTCTCGTTCAATGCAAAGCCCTAGCAAGACATCGAGCACGGCAGGAATCGCTACATTGATGGGCAAGTATTCTACCTTTTCTTTGAATTTCGGTAAGATGAAACACGTCAGAGGTGCATTTGCTTCTTCCTTCGTTATCTCACCGACTGTGTCTCGTCTGCTCTTTTTGAATTCCTCGTCCACATCGCGCGCATCATAGTACTTGTCGGGTGTCAGTGTTGTCACGTACTCTGCAAACTTGCACGGATACGACGATATAGGCAGGACTGCATGGATTGCATATGGAGACCCATTTATGGTGTCATATTTGTCCTTGAGGTCTCGGGCCTTTGAAACATATCCAACAATATTGCTACCTACTTGTGAGGGAGGTTTTCCAGCTGTTGCCCAGGCCTTTGCAATGGTTATAGCCGCCTGCCTGGCACCTGGGTATCCGTCTGCTTCTGGCGGAAGGAAACTAAGCGTTTTCGCCTCATCTCCAACGCGGGCCACAAATGTAACAGCGTTGGTGCCGACGCCGCCCAGAGACCCGCCAACCTTGGTGGTGGGAGCTCCTACTACTCCCGCGGGGGCTGGGGGTGCGGCGGAACCCTTTTTTTTCTCGTCGGCGAGACGCACGAGGGGTCCGACGTTATCGTCAACTCCCGTCTTGGGTCCCTTGACTTTAGCCAGCACCGCGTCCTCGACCTCGACGTTAGCAGATTCGCTCTTGCTCCGTATTTCGAGTGCGACCTCGACCGCACCCTCGTCCGCGTCCTCGGGAGGTACAACAAAGGCCTTATCTGCAGCAGCCTTGACTTCGGGGGGAGTCTCTATCACGACCTCGATTGCAGATAGTTCTTCGAGCGCTTCAGCATCCCCCTTCTTTTCGGACAGACTCTCTATCCTTGCCCTGTTCAGATCGTCTTCGTGGGACCGTAGAGCGATTTCTGCTTGTCCGGCCGCGCTCAAGTCCGCCTCCTCTGGGCGAAGAGGAGAGACTACTGGTACTGGTACTGGTACTGGCGCTGGTGCGGCCGATGCTGGGTTTCCGCGTGTCTCGTCACTTCGTCCCATGTACTCTGCTGCGTATCTGTCCTCTGGGGCATCGGGCTTCTCGTCGCCCACTGGTTTTCCACCGCAGCGTCCCATTGTTCCACTTAATGCGAGGAAGTCCCGAACAATCTTATTCACATTCTCCTTCGTTGCAAACCCTGCAAGGAGGTAGGACGTTAGGGTGACTGCAGTCTTACGGGCATAGTAGTATGCGGACAGTTGCGCTGTTCTGTCTACCGACAGATCCGAGAGTCCTTTCAGGATCGACAGAATGTCATAGACGCGAGCAATTTGGAAGCAATTTGTTTCTCCGTCCTTACCACCAGTTGCTGGGTCGTTCAGCCATTTCTGGAACTTTGCATAGTTGTCTGGTGTTGGGACCGGATCCTCCCGTTCCCACTCGTTCTCTTTTGTGGGCGGGGGGAACGTCTCGCCGTATAATTTCCGTATCTTCTTGAACATCCGTGCAATGTAAAAGTGCTGCGAAAGGCCCATGTAGTAGTTCGGTTTGTAGAATCTGGTCAAGAGAGCATAATAGAAAGCGCGTTCAATCGGCGCACCAAGCACCTTATCTACTTTTGGATCGCGGATCTTCATCCGCCCAACATCGTGGATCACGGGCGTACCGTCGTACATGATGGCCATGTTTCCGCGGTGGAGGTCGGCGTGGATGATCCGTCCGTCAATACGCAGCAGGACGCGCAATAAGTCGCACATTGCATCGCGTTGATTGATGGTTGCAAGGTCGTAGACGTCGCTCTTCTGGGTTCGGGTCACGAGTCCGAACCAATTATTCGCTACGAAGCGGTTTCCCACGTGTTCAAGTCTTTTGGTCATTTTGGGCTCGCCTTGTAACTTAACCTGTTCGAGGGTGGCTGTGTAATCCACTGGATACATGCTATTTGGCTCTGCCATCAAGTTGAAGTGCATCTTCACAAACGGCTGATTGAATGGGTCGGTGTTCTCAAGCATCTCCCTCAACATTTTGTGATACGGGAGTTCGCCATCAAGGCCCCCCGACACCATGCGAACGACAGGGTTGTACTTGGTGATAAGGCCATCCAGCCACACCTGATTCTTTTCAGGAGTCGGGTTCAACATCACTGGGAATCCGTTCCATCCGTCCATCTTTTCGTTGTTGAACACGGGCGTGTCGGCGCCCATCCACTTGAACTTTCCTCCTATTTGGTCGGCTTCCCCTCCCATTTGGTCAACCCCACCCTTCATCGGCTGCGTCTCCAGCACCTTGTCGCGACACCGCACCTTGCGAAGGGTCCGTCCCTTGGACTGGAGCACGGAGTTGGTGCACACCGCGATTGCCCCCTGCTCCTTCGTACTCCCCTCGCGGGCCTTCAAGGTCTTCTTGACCTTCTTGACGCAACGGCAGAAGGTGTCTACCTGCGGTTCCCTCATTGTTCAATCGTAGAAGAATATATCCTCGCAAAAGATAAACACAATGGGCGGCGGTCTTCTTCAGCTCGTCGCATATGGTGCTCAGGATGCCTACATCACTGGAAACCCTCACATCACCTTCTGGAAGGTCATGTACAAGCGTCACACCAATTTCGCCATGGAGGCCATGCGTGTCAACTTCACGGGCACGGCCCAGTATGGCCAGCGCGTGGTGTCCATCGTGAACCGCAACGCCGACCTGATCTACCGCACCTACCTCGAGGTGACCATGCCTGATACGACCGCCGCGGCCACGGGCAACACGCGCGATGTCAACTGGACGCCTGGTGCCATGCGCCGCCTCGGCTTCCTCCTGTTGGAGAAGGTCGAGGTGGAGATCGGTGGCCAGATCATTGACCGTCACTACGGCGAGTGGTGGTACCTGTGGGAGTGCCTGACGGCCTCGGTCAATCAGGTGTACAAGGCCGACCAGATGCTGGGCGGCGGCATCGGTGCGTCGACGACCACGCTGACCAAGTGCAATGGTCGCCCGAATGTACTCTACATCCCGTTCGGCTTCTGGTTCAACCGCAACCCGGGTCTGGCCCTGCCGCTCATTGCCCTGCAGTACCACGATGTCCACTTCAACGTGTACTTCCGCAAGGCCACGGACCTGGTCACGACCTACTCTGCGGTGGGTGGCAGCAACTGGCCCAGCATTGCGGCCGCGGCTGGTGCACTGCCACCACCGAAGGATGCGGCTATCTACATTGACTACATCTACCTCGACACGGATGAGCGCCGCCGTTTTGCTCAGGACTCCCACGAGTACCTCATCGAGCAGCTCCAGTACTCCCTGCCGCAGACGGTGACATCGGCACAGGCCCGTCTGGACCTGACGCTGAACCACCCGATCAAGGAGCTGGTGTGGGTGTTCCAGGATGCGCGCCGCCTCGACTGCTCTCTGCCGTCGGGCACCCCTCCCGACTTCTACACGGGTGTCCCCATCACGGCGGGTGGATCGGGTACGCCTGGTACGAACCAGACATCGACGGGTCCTGGCGGTGTCGGCGCCCAGTCCTTCGGAGGGTACACGCAGCCGTTCGCCTACGACGACATTGTCAATCGCTGCCGCATCCAGCTCAACGGACAGGACCGCTTCGACGAGCGCTATGGCGACTACTTCTGGAAGGTCCAGCCTTACCAGCACCACACGGGCGGCGCAATGCCTCTTCTCAATGCATATGTCTTTGAGGACAACATCGTGTCCCCCGACCGTGACCCCGTCACGCAGGCCGCTGTCAACCCCATCAACGTGTACTCGTTCGCCCTCCAGCCTGAGGAGCACCAGCCGTCGGGCACCTGCAACTTCTCGCGCATCGACACGGCTACGCTGGTGTTCGACTCGGTCAAGGCGGGTGGCTCGTCGGGCTACCCGACCAAGAACACGCCCTTCGTGTTCCGCCTCTACGCCATCAACTACAACGTGTTCCGCGTCATGAGTGGCATGGGTGGCCTCGCGTACAGCAACTAAAGTTCTTGAAGAAGAACAATGAGTAATCTTGTCAACGGCCGTAATCTATCCGTGGCCGAGCTCGACAAACTGACCACTGAGATGGGAACAGCGGCTGAATCCAATGCGTCGTTGAAAGAAATGAATTCAGAGTCACTGGAGAAGATATGCAAGGGTCTCACGGGAACCGACCTTGAAGGATGTATTGCCCGAAACAAGAGGGGCGCCCGCCGCAAGACACGTAAGATCCGCGTCCGTCGTCGTCGCTCTACACGCCGCGGTGGCATGGGAGAGAAAACGATTGCGAGCCTCAGAAACGCATTTGGCTTCAATAAGCCCCCTCCCCAAGAAAACCCACAGGATGTAGCACGTAGGGCCTGGTGCGACGCCAATTTCGGAAGGATTCCAGAGCGCCAGCTTCAGTGTTATCAAGAGGCACCTGATGACGTGAGTAGTAGCAAACCCTGGCCTGCAAACAAGAAGGCTGGACGTCGCCGCACTAGACGTCGCGGGGCACGATCTTCTCGCGCACGTCCCACTCGGTAATCTTGACGTTGGGCGTGCATCCGTGGATTCCCTGCGTCTGCTGCATCATGATCGGCGCGTCCTCTCCGATGCCTGGACACTTCAGGTGCTCGTGGCCTAGAATATGACCAATCTCATGAGATATCACATACTGCCGATAGTTCTCCAGGTCTTGCTTGCTACGATGGGCACCGTGCATCCACCGCCAAGAGTTCAAATACATCTGACGACCTCCCAGTTCTGCACAGGACAGGTGGTAGTCACATCCAATATCATGAAGGGTCCCAGGGTTACACAGTCGTATGACCACTTGCGGGTTTCGGGTAACCATTTCAAACTTGTATCCATGGGCCTCCCACCCGTCAGGGTCTGACAAGTAGATCTGCAGAAGCTCTACGAAGGGCATCTCGTGCTTCGGGTACTTGACATCTGGGTCCATATAGGCAATGTACTTCACAACCTTCATTGTCTTTGGAAACGGAAAGTTCCCACACACAAGGAAGTAGGGTGCTGCCATGAAGTGTCCACACTGCAAAAAGAAGAGCCACCTTGCGTTTGTATGTGACTGCACGATCGAGTTCTGTGTCAAGTGTCGCACCCCTGAAGTCCATGGGTGTACTGCAAAAGAAGGGAAGAAGGTGGAATTAGTGAAGGTTGTAGCCGATAAGCTACCCGAGCGTGTCTAGTTCTCCAACGCAGGCATGTCTGCGTAGATGTCTGGGTCCTCCTCGTCCGCTAGGTTGGGAGGTGCCAGGTAGAGATCCACAGGCAGCTGGTCAATGTTGCTGTAGAGAAGAGCCATGAATCGCTCTCCCCAGTTGTAGGTGAGACCCTCGCGCTCGAGGATGCAGGCAACCGTGCATCCCACCACCTCACCGACATTGATCTCGAACTTGAAGATCTTTTCAGGAAGATTGTTGTCTCCAGGCCAGGTGAGAGTGATGATACGCCATCCCTCCTCATTGGGGTCCGTGAACTGGAGGTTGGGGTGCTGGCCGAGGGCGTTGAGCGTGTTGAGAAGAGCGACGTTGAGTTGAAGCATTTTGTCCGATGGTGTAGTCTGGGTTGGCGGTCGCGGAATCCGTTTTTGGGTAGACAAACCGTTCCATGGGCTTTTACAATTCCCACTCCGAGATTACTAAAAACGGATTCGTGGGGTCCAGAGGATATCCATCTTGCCCCTGACACATCAAGCATCTACCTTCCAAGCAACCTTCACGCGCCCTCCACACTTCTATAAAATGCCTTCAACCAGCTTCCGCGTCTACACGGAGGAGAACCCCCAGCACCAGGAGCTCCTGCAGATATTCACATTCATGGGAGTGCCTGCGGCGGCTTGCCATATCAAGCCGATGTACAGCGAAAACGGCGCGTCAGTCGGTGCGTTTATCGTTGAAACTGACACTGGCTGGCTTTGTGAGCTTCAACTCTTCAAAGGCGAGACATCGTCGGTCGATTACATTGTGGTCGACCTCGAGAACAAGCCAGTGCTTCTGATGGAGTCGACACAGACAACTGACAAGGACTCGCGTAACACAGCCTGGTGTCAACGCATCACGAAGTTCGCAGTGTGCAGTCGCATGCTCCCCGGCGTTCGGAGGGTGATGTACTATACCGATGAAATGGGTGACCATACGTCCGATACCGCCACGTTTGCTCTCCGTATTCTTGCGACGATGGGTGTTGAGGTTTGGCACCCGAGTGGAGAACTCAAGGGCAGCCTCTTCGCGAATGTTCAGGAAGTCATCGACGAGAAGAATAAGCTGGCCGCAAAGTGCCCTAAACACAGCGTTCCGGTTAGACTTACTATCGTTGATAAAGTGGTTACGATCAGCGGGCGCCTGAACAAGACTGCAGGACGAATGGATAACGATCCAAACATTGGACTGTTCTCAGGAATGATTAACGCGATTCACACAATCGACTCGGAGTGCACGTTCAGAATCATTGACCACCAGCTTGACGTCTCGAAGATTGGGGAGACGAACAAGTTCTGGTTCGGAGTCAAGGGAATTGACGTACAGATTGACGGGTTCATTGGCGAGCGCGCGCCGCTCCCTGTTGAGTATTTCCACGAGGTGAGAGGAGGCGAGAAGATGGCGTCGATCCTATTTCAGCACCAATCTGGGCTTCCAGTCGCGTTTCACAATCACGCAGGGTGTCAGCGATCGTCCTTCAGGTCATATGACGGTAAGTGTTCGTCGGTACCAAAGGATATCACGATGCCAGATGTTGTTCTCGTTGACGAGGCATCTAAGACCCTCTTCATCACGGAGGGAAAGGAGAGTTCAAAAATTAAGAAAGCGGAAGAACAGCTGGACAACCTTGCTCCGTTCATTGATATCTGCGTAACGGCATACCCTGGCTACGCCATGAAGCGGGGGCTCTGTCTATACCTAGATAAGTTGGCGAAACCCACACGATACCCAGTGTGGTTCACATTGTCATCGAGTGGCGTCTGTTCCAAGACGCTGTCGGCATAACGCGAAGTTCTTGTCGTCGGTCTCGAACCCAACAAACAACCTTTTTACATTCTGACACGCAACTGCTGTTGTGCCTGCTCCCATACAACTGTCCAATACGATGTCACCTTCGTCGCTATAGGTCTTAATTAGGTATTCGCACAGTGCAATTGGTTTTTGTGTGGGGTGTAGGGGTTTCCCTTCATTCGCAAACTCGAGAATCGTACGTGGGTAATTCGTTACGGTCTGTACGTAGTCAGGCTGTGTTTCGCGTCCATTTCGATGCTCTGTATTTCCCGTCTTTCCTTTCATTTTCTTGTTGCATGGGACGGTGTCCTGTGGATTAAACTTCATTCGAGGGACCCCATTCTTTGCAGTCTTTCCGAAACTAAACACCACAATGTCCTCATGCTCGCATAAGAAACGATACGGTGCCTGCGCAAAGTTACCAGCTTTGGACTTCTTCCAGACGAGGCTGTATTTGAACATACTTGGGTTGCTCATAATCAGACTACTTGTAAACGGTTGCTGTCCAAAGAGTACGATCGCGCCTGCTGGTTTGATCACCCGTTTGTATTGTTCCCATAGCGGGGCAAGAGGTATCACTGAATCCCATTTGCACTCTGTCAGTCCGTATGGAAGGTCTGTGAGTATCATGTCGATCGATGCGCTCGGAATTCTTGACATACCCGCAACACAGTCTTGTTGTAAGATATTATTGATGTAGAGAGGTCTTTCAACCACGTCGGGCCTCGCTACTGAGAATACATACTCCACCGTAGTTGACTTCGGATTGCCCTTCCCAGAGTTATACTTCGCGTATGGAATCTCCACACACTTCACGTGTCCGACCGACCCAAGAATTGTTTCTATCTCCTGTTTTGTCATGATACCTTCGTTGTTATAACTCATGACGATCAGCTTGGCTCTGGATCCTGCAATAAAGAGCCGTAACTCGTCTGCAGCGGTCTTTGTACAGAAGTTTGACTTTGTATCAGACCAATCGCGCAGACCAGTAACACCCTTGAGTACTGGCTCATCGTTGCGAACGATCGTTTCAAGAACGTGATAGTATGAACCATACTGACGACTGTTGTATGGGGGGTCAAGGTAGAGAATATCATGATGCTTCGCGAGGATATCCTTGGCATTTCCAAACACAACCTCGTTTCCTGCCGTCTTTGTTGGTGTGAAACGATTCTTTAACACTAACGAATTTAGCGCACGAGGGTCCCATGTCTTATTGAACGACCCGTATGTACCCGATGTATTGGCGATCAGCGAAATGGACTCAACTAAGCAGCCGATAATATAGTCTTTCTCGTCGCACGTAATGTGACCGTTAGCCAACCATTCGTGCAATGTATGTGTGATAGCGTCAATTCGCTTACCGTTATCCTCCGTGAAGTACTTTCGCTGTCCTGTGGGAGTAAACGACCGAGTTACGTATCCATCTCTACCAGGAAGTGCGTTGAGGTGTGAAAGGACCGAGTCCAGAGGGACAGATGCACTGAACCACGTATGCGTCTTCAGTCCAGCGAATGCAAGTGATCCTTCAGGATAAGACACGGAACACTTTGTAACAGTGTAGCATACTTTGAGGATATCACTTGCGACAATTGTGTACTTATCTCTGAACGCAGTTGATACTGCGCCCGACCCAGCGAACGCATCGAAGAGCACACCGTTGATACCGTATGATGACACGACTTGGACAATCTCATCGACAAGCTTAGTCTTCGAACCGATGTATCGCATTGTAGTGTCTAGGGTGTATAAATTAAATCATTCGTTTTTACACCCGCCCATCAGGACCCAAAGAATCGACAAAAACGGATTCCGTGGGTCCAGAAATACTCAGAGCCGGTCGTCCACAGTAGCCATACCCACTACATCGTTCAACCGAACCCTTCCCAATCCAAGATGTCTACGCCTACGAAGTCTTCCGTCCCTACCGTTGTGCCGAACGCCCCTCGCAAGAAGCCGCAGTGGCTTCTTGATGAGGAGGCCGCGGACCCTACGCTCGCCGCCAAGGTGGATGCCGCCCGCACGGAGGCCGCCAAGTCCGCCGCGGAAAAGGCCGCGCGTGACGCAGAGCGCGCCGCCGCATGCGCCGCCTGGCACGCCGCCCGCCCCGAGTGGGTCATGCAGGTGGTAGAGATTGCCCCTGGCGTGAAGGGCAACGAGCGCGAGTGGGAGGTTCCCCCGAAGACGGGGGAGCGCCGCGTGCGCAACAACGCCAAGTGCCCGTATTGCGGCAAGTAAACAAACCAAAAAAACACAAATGAGGCAAAGGATACTCTGAAGGGCAACGATGGCGAGTAAGGCTAATCTCCCCCCGAAGACCCAGAGCTGTAGCGCGCGCGTCCGTTCCGCCACGCACTAACCCGGGGGCAACCCCACTTTTCCCTTGAAAATGGATTCCGTGGGTCCAGAATAGAACCAGGGTGGGGCCAGCACACACTGACTCTACCAAGCCTTCAAGCCTTCAAGCCTTCTCTCCAACTTCAACAATGGCCCACATCTGCAACTTCATCAAGAAGGGCGACCTGCGCCCCTGTGAGGCCTTCGTCGCGGCCCCGGGCGCGGACGGCGTACGCTGGCTGTGCGGGATTCACGCCCCCATCAAGGCACGCCTCCCCCCGCACGCCGCGGGCGGGTGTGAGTTCGTCATCAGCGGCCCTGACCACTGGTGTACGCACGTGGTAGCCCCCGGTGACCGCCTGTGCCCCCTTCACGCGGCACGCCGCGAGCGCGAGAATCGCCTTCGGGTGGCTAGGGTCGCAGCCGAGGCAGAGGCACGCCGCGCGCTCATCGCCCTGGACGTGGAGATGGCGGGACTCCGCATCCCGCCCGTGCATATGCCGCGCGCGGGTCCTGATGCCGCCCTTGGTCCGCGTGCGCCCGCGCCCCTGGACGGGGGCGAGGTGTTCCGCGTGCTGCAACTTGCCCGCCTCGCGGACGATCGGCAGAACGTTCACACTGGCCCCGTGGTCGCGCAGACCAACGCGGGCGAGGAGAAGCTTCTGGCCGTGCGGACGGACGGGAAGCCCGTGGGACTCCGCGTCCTACGGTCCTTCCTCCTACGCAGCGGGTCCATGCAGACCTTCATGCGGGTGGCCAACGATGTTGAGCACTGGTACTCGACGGAGACGTGCCGCCGCGCGGGCGACCGTCTCTACGGCCGCGTGATGGAGGGTCTGTGGACACTGATCGGCCAGCAGCCCGAGGAGCAGCAGCGGGAGCTGAAGTTCCGCCTCTGGCAGGAAGCCGTTGAGTCCGTAGGGCAGTGCTGCGAGGGGCACATCGCGCGCCTGGTCAATGTGATGGCTGGCTTTGACGAGGCATTCAAGCCGCGTGTGTCTCTTGGCGAGTCCATCCAGACGAAGATGGCGGAACTCGCGGGCTCGGAGGCACTGACGGCCGCGGAGAAGGTTACGGCGGCGCGGGCGTTCCTAACGGAACTCGCCGTGTCAGCAGATGACCAGGCGCCCTGGCTGGAGGCACTGGAATGAAACTCCCGAAACCAAAATGACAAATGAGGAAAGGGGCCAATCCGAAGGGCAACGATGGCGAGTAAGGCTAATCTCCCCCCGAGGATCCCAATCTGAAGCGCGCGCTTCCGTTCCGCCACGCACTAACCCGGGGGCAACCCCACCCATTTTCCATTGGGTGGGTAGGATACCCACGGAGAATCGTTGAAAATGGATTCATGAGGTCCAGGAACTCTGTGTAGTCGGGCCAGCACACACACTGACTCTCAAGCACACACGCCTTCAAGCACCCAAGCCTCCACACCTTCAACCCTCCAACCTTCAAAATGTCCACCAACACCTGCACGCAGGTGCAGCTGGATGCCGCCATGGACTCCATCTGGGCGGACCTTGAGGCGCGCTACAACACAATCGAGGATGTCAAGGCACGCCTTGCCCTCGAGCTGTGGGGCGTGCCCATGCCCGCGCCAGTGCCCGCGGCCGCGCCTGTGGCCGAGCCCGTCTCCGAGTCCGAGTCCACGGAATCGAAGCGCGGCCGCAAGAAGGGCCCGATGACGGAGGAGGCCAAGGCCAAGATGGTAGCCAAGCGCGCGGCCACTATCGCCGCCAAGGCCGCGGGGGTAGTGCCGCCCCCGTCGTCGCCCGTGGCCGCCCCCCTCCGCATCAAGGTGCCGAAGGAGGCCAAGGCCAAGCTGACCAAGGAGGAGCGCTCCGCGGCGGCCAAGGCTCGGTATGCCGCCATGTCTGACGAGGGCAAGGCCGCAATCCGCGAGCGCCTCGTCAAGGCGCGCCAGGCCGCGAAGGAGGCCAAGGCGTAAACAAACAAAAACAACCCACAAAACGCTGAACCCAAAAGCACAAATGAGGCAAAGGATAAACCAAAGGGCAACGATGGCGAGTAAGGCTAATCTCCCCCTAA